CGGCGTTCACCGCCTGCGTCGGGAACCACCGCGACGGCAGCCACTTCTGCAGCCTCGCGGTAATGTCCGCGACGGACCCCGTCGTGGACATTACCGCGGGCGGGCGTCAGCGGTTTGCATCGCAAACCGCGGGAGCCCGCACCCATGCCGAATAGCCCGTGATCATCAGTAGGTCCCCACGCTGACATTTGGCCCGGCCACTTGCGGCAGCTGCACGGCCGTCAGCGCAAGATCCGCGGCAACGCCGTTGATCGTGGTGGCCCCGGGCTCGACGGCGGCGCAGCCCGGCACCGCCTTCGCCGCGGTCTCGATCGTAGAGACGTAGAGCCAGAGCGCATCGAGCAGCGTCGCGTTCACCGCCGCGACGACGGCCGCCTGCACAGCGGGCTCGACCGCTTCGGCGGTGTACCCGGCTGCCACTCGCACATTGAGCGCGATGCTGGGCGTCACGAGGGTCGGAGCATAGGCGCCCTGGAAGCGCACCGTAAAGCCCGTGACCGCCATGACGGCGTTGCTCACCAGCGTCAGCAGCGACGCCGGCGGCGAGCCCGAGCCGTCATTGATGACCACGAAGAACGAACCGTTGTCCGGCGTGGTCCCGGGATAGTCGTAGTTCTTGACGAGATAATATTGCAGGTTCTGCTGGACGCTGACGATCGCGCTCTCGATCGCCGCCTCGTCGGCGCTCGCCAGCCCTTGCAGGAACAAAGGAAACCGTGCCTTATAGGCCGGGTCCAGCTCGGCTGGGACGCCGTTGCCGACATTGCTCGGATTTGTGCAGGTGTCGATGTACGGGATCGGCGAAATAAAGGACTGGATCGTGTTCGCGAGCACATTGCCGATCGTGCCGGCCGTGAGGCACTGGATCGGCACCGTCACCGACGCCGTGCCGATCGGCACGACATAGCCCCCGAGCGCTGCGTTCCAGGCAGGGTTCGTCACATCGACGGTGACCATGAACTGAACGCCGCCCGGCCCCGTCGTGACGACCGCGCCCCCGGTCAGCACGCCATTCTGGAGCATGCCGGCCGGAATCGCCGCCTGCTGCGAGGTGTTGTAGCGCGCGAACGTCTCGGTCGTCGTCGACGCGACCGCAGGCAGCCGGTCGAAGCCGAATTGGCCGCCCCAGCTGTCGGCATCGCTTCCGTAGCTCGTCTGGAAGCGCGTCAGCGCGATCGCCTGCGCGACCTGCGCTTGCAGCCACAGCGCGACGCCGCTCACCGCCTGGCTCCACGCCAGCGTCAGCGAGCCGATCGTCGTGTCGATGATGGCCTGCGCCGCCGCCTGCAGCGCCGCCACCTGAGTTTGAATAAAGCCGGTCAGGCCTTGCCATGTAACCGAAGCCATCAGCTTTCAGCTCTCAGCTTTCAGCCCCTCCCTCTCCCCTTGCGGGAGAGGGAGGGGCCCATCGCAAGAGCGATGGGAGGGTGAGGGCCGCGCGATCGCACGAGCGATCGTCGCGGGTGCCCTAAGCGGAAGTCTGCTTTCGCCGGCGAAGCCAATTCACATCGGACCAATCGCACCATAGGTCCCCGAGAGCACAGATTGGTTCGGGGCGACGCGACCCAGAAACATTTGTGATTGGTCGCGAAATGCTGAGACGAGCACGAGTGGCTGTCAACGCCGACAACTCAGATAGCGCGTCTGCCCTTGAGCATGCGATATGGCGAGTCACGTTTTACGGAATCTGAAAGTAGTCACTTGTTCGGACGCAGGTATGGGGCAGAGCCATTCGATTCCTCGGCGGGCTACTTAGGCTAAGGCGGCAGAGTTCCTTGCCGCTCGTGCTCGATGGCGAAAGCAATCTGATCGTCATGAATGGGAGTGTCTTGACCCGCTTCGTAAGAAAAAATCGCCTTGGCAAGGAGCATCATCGACTTGCTGTCTCCAGTAGCGATGACTGTGTTTTCTTGTACGTCCGCACCAAGGCCTTTCCTCCAGCCATCGATATAAGACTGAGCGACTGCTCCTTTTGCGCCGGCATAGTGCTCCGCGAGGTCACGCAATGTGAGACTGTCGCGAAAGCCGAATCTGACCGTAATTAGATGGTACCAGGCGGCAATTCCATGCTCGGGAGTCCGATAGATAGTGGTGATGACGTGTGCCACGCCATCTGGTGACGTGACGCCGACAAAGCCGGGCCTGATCTTTTGCCATTCTGAAACGTTCAGATTGGCAGGATTATTCGTTCGGATTGACCGCTGGACGCGAAAGTCGTCTGGATTGGAACTGAAGAATCCCCCAGGAACGAGTGATCCAAAATTGGCCCCAATGCGGGTACTTCCCGGAGGAGCCGGCAGAGCGGGCCCTTCACCAGGCCCTCGCTTTGCCAAGAAAACTCGAATTTTCGCTGTTAACGTGGGGTTCGAGATAAGCCCAGCGTCGAGAAGGAATTTGAGATTGTTCGCCGCCTTGTCGGGATCGCCAGTCTTGATCATTTCAAGAATTCGATCAGATTCGGCGTGGGATTGTTCCAAAATCCGGCCGTCGCGCCCAGTAATGACCGCCACAGCCAGGCTCCCGATTGCTGCGACTACCGCCGCCAATATGCCGAGGGTCAGAGGATTTATCCAACGCGATCGACCGGCATCCAGAATTTTGAAGTCCAACTCGCGTTCCTTCAGAGCGACTTCACGTCGACGCAACTCTTGCTCGGCAACCCATCGCTCCTGCGACGTATCCGATTGTCCGTCCGTCATCCTCTCCCCATGGGACAAGAAGGCACCGGTGAAGACACGGCAACTATCGTGCTCAGGCCATTCTGTACGATAACATCGGCAAAGCCAACTTACCGCTTCGGGTCAAAAGCGGTCGGTCGCGGCGCCGTGGATTTATTAGTACAAGCCTCAGCCGCCGGCCGGCAGCTGACAGCTTTCTCACGGCGCCAGATCGAAATTGAACGACTGCTGCAGCCCGGTGAGATCGGTGTAGATGATGCCGATCGTGGCACCGCCGCCGGCGAGCGACGTCGCACTCACCTGCGGCGCCGGGAGTGGCGCGACCGAGTCATCTTGCAGGAGCTGCGTGAAGATGTCCGCGCGCAGCGCCTGCAAGTCGCCGAGACTCTGCGCGTCGCCGATCTTCAGCGGCAGCCCGCAGCCATAGGGCGGCTGCCACGGATAGGCGGAGTTGCCGACCACCGTCTGCGGCGTGCAAAGCCGCCGGATCACGCGCTGGATGGTGCGCTGCGCGCCGCTGACCGTCGCGAGATCGCCGGATGGCGTCTGCGCCACGTCATTGCCGAAGAGGTGAGAGATATCGGCAACGTCGGGCATCAGTTCGCCTTGAGTATCGAGGTCAGACCGTTCGCCGGCGGCGATGTCGTGGGCGGGCTGGTCTGCCCGCCGCCGTTCTGCACATTGCCGTGCACGTGGTTTTCCGCCCACGACGCAAAGGCCGCGGTACAGAGCGTCTGCACCGCGCCGACCAGGTTGCCGAGATCGATCTCGGTCGAGCTGTTTATCGACGCCTTTCCATCATTAGTGAGCTTGAGGAATGTCCCGGAAGAGTGGACGAGCCAGAACTCGCCGGACGGGACATTGAGCGGCAGATGCGCGAGATCGAAGACGCGGCCGACGATCTCCGGCGAGCTCGTGTCGCCCTCGATGAACTCGATCGTCACCTGGTCGCCGGGCGAAGGCGGACAGTACATGCCCCACCCGTTCCCCGACCATTGCGTCTGGATCGGGATCCAGCCGCTTTCGACGACCTCGCCGGTCTCCTCGGAGAACGCGCCCTCCGGCATGAGGAAGACCTTCGCCGCGTAGCGGTTCGGATCGTAGGAGGTGATTACGCCCTTGGCCGATGACACGCTGCGGCCGCCGGCGCGCAACGCCTCGATCCGCATGTGATTGCGCAACGCATCCATGCGCGATCGCGTCAGCGATCGTCGCAGGCGGCCGCCAGCGCGACGCCGAAGGCGTCGTCGCGGAAGGCCGCACCGTGCCGGATATCCCCCTGCCCGCTCATACCTGCCCCACCGTCGGGTGGTTCTTCGCCTCGACCGACATCGCAAAGCCGCCCTTGAAGGAGAAGCTCCGCGTCACCCGCTTCGGGTAATAGATCGCATCCCAGCTCGCGCCCGTGCCGGAGAGTTGCACCTGCTGCGCCGTCGTGAAGAACGGGCTGCCCTCGACGCCGAACGAAATCTCGCGCTCGAAGCGGGTGATCTCCGCGAGCAGGTTGTTTGCGACCTGCTGCGCCTGCTGCTGCGTCAGCCCCGGCTTGCGATAGACATAGCTCTGCGTCGTCTCGGCGGCGCGCGAGGCCGAGGAGGCGGCCGCATAGCGTCCGGCGCGCGTCGCCACTGCCTTCACCGCCTTCCCCGACCAGCTGTCGAAGCTGATGACGGTGACGGAAATGTCCTGTCCGAGTGTCAGGCTGCGCGTCAGCTTGAGGCGCTTGGCATTCGCGGTGACGAGCCCTGTCGCCGACTGGCTGACATTGATGGCAAGACCGATGCTCGGCGCCGGGGACGGCCCGAAATAAAGCGTCTGCCCCGTCACGTAGGCCGCGAAGCCTTCGTTCTGCGCCAGGAAAACAATGAGGTCCCAGGCCGGCATCGTTCGCGTGAGCTGGACATACTCGCTGTCGTAATACTTCCCCGCCGGCGTCGTCGTCGGCGTCACCTGCGGCGTCAAGCCCGCCTGCTGCGCGAGCGTGGTGACGATGTCGGAAGAGACCCGCGTCGGCCACTTGTTCGAGATCTTCGTGTCGATCAGGACGGCCGAGAGATCGCGGCCGCTGATGACGAGGTTGCCGCTCAGCGGCTCGACCGTCACGTCATCGACTTGGCCCAGCACCAGCGACTGCGGGTTCGGCGGCTCGGCCGAGACGTCGGCCGTCGGATCGAGAAGCCCGATGAGCAGCTCGACGATCGTGCCCGTGGGCGCCGTGTCCCAGAACCGCATGCCGAAGCCCTGGCTTTGCGTGAAGGGCGCCGGCGTCTGCCACGGCTCCATCGTCACCGACCAGGTGTCAGCGGTGAAGTGGTCCTTGTTCGTGACCTCGAAGGCGAGGAAAGGCGCAGTCGTGCCATTCACCCGCACGAGCCCCCGCGGGCGCCGCCCTTGAGAAATCGGAGCGGCCGAGCTCGGCGCGATATCCGCCACTTACGACCCCGTTTGCGGCACCACGAAGATGCCCTGATTCGCCCGCACCGTGTTGTAAGGCGGGATCGTGAGCTGCGCGCTTGCCTGGATCAGCGGATCACTTAGGCCGTTCGCCGCCGCGATCAGCGTCCACGCCGAAGCATCCGCGTAATATTCCGCGGCGAGGCGATAGAGGTCATCGCCCGGGCTGACGTTCACGGTTGTAGCTATAGCACCCTCCGCTGAGAGCTGACGGCTGAGAGCTGACAGCTACCCTTGTATCGCCGCGAGATTGGTTTGCAGACGGCCGAGCTTCGACGCGCAGTCGAAGGCGGAATTGATCGCCGTGCCATAGGCGAGCAACGCATTGACGTTCGCGACCATCGTCGCCGGTGGCGTGCCGGAAGCGAAATTTGCAGGCGCGCCAGCGGCGGCAAGCAGTGCGTCATACTGCTCGAGCACCTGCTGCGCGGTAACGAGCGCCGCGGCGACCTGCTGCTGCAGCGTCACCAGCGTGGCGGTGTCGATGTTGAGGATCGACGGGACGCCGGCGAGGGTCGCGCCGATCGCCGCCATTTGCGCATTGAGCAGGGTGATGAGCGTCGACAGGCTCATGCGAGGCCCGCCAGCGCTGCCGCGTCATTGGTCGCGTCGCCAAAATCCGATTGTATGAGCTGCGGGCCCGTGTTCTGCGAGGCCTGGATCGGGTTCGTCAGATCCTGGATGACTTCGAGCGCGATCTCATAGGCGATGTGGTAATAGCGCAGAAAGCGAAACTTGAAGGTCTTCACCACGACGAGGTACTGATAGGCCGACCACGTGAGCACCACCGCCTGCCCCTGCCGGCGCATGATGTCGATCTGCTGCGCCCGCGGCAGCGCCAGCGCTCCCTCGAAATACCCGTGCCAGGTGATCGGGTCGTCGTCGGGCCCCATCGTGTCGACGGTGCGCGCGCCACCCGGATACTTGTGCGTGAAGAGCGCCTGCTCGCCGCCCGCCGCGATTTCTGGGGGCACCTCGAAGTCCTGGAACGCGACGCCGCCCAGGACGAGAAGGAAGTCGGCCATTTCAAGGCGGGAAGACGTAGTTCGGCCAGACCGGCGACAGCCGGGTGTCGAGCGTCGAGCTGTCCGCCGGCGGCTTCCGCAGCTCATTCGTCTGGTGGTCGGTCACGATCTGCCCGACCTCCTTCCCGTCGAGCTGCACGGATGTTCCATGGAGCGCGCGCTTAAATGCTTCCGCAAGCCATTCGACGCCGGCCTTGCTACCGAACCATTGCATCAGGTCTTTTGCCCCCGGCATGTCGAGAGCCGGATCCCAGGAGCGCCCGGGCGCGACACTGATCATCGCGCCGCCTGAGTACGCGCCCGGGAGAAGGCTGCGAAACGACTGGCCCATCCAATCGGCGCCACTCTTGCTTCCGAACCACTGCAACAGCGTGCTTGCCGCGCCCCCGTCCAGACGCGGATCCCAATGATGGCCGGGCGCGACCCTGATCGAGGCATTTGCTTGCGACGCCGACCCGCTCCCAGCCTGCCCGGCAGCGGACGGGCTGAAGAGGCCATGCCACCACGCGCCGAGCCGATCGCCGGGACCACTCTGGTCGCCGAGATTGCGACCCCTGAGCCAGTCCTGCTGCGATCCGGTGAAACTCTTCGAGGGCCCGAGCAGCGCTAGCGCGCCCACGACCAATGCCAATGGACCGGCCATCCTGGCGAAACCAATGGCTGCCGCGCCAAGATTCGCACCGAGCACCGTCAGTGCTTTCGGCGCCAGTCCACCGACGGTCAGCACCAAACCGATCGCGCGGAAGCCGGCGGCCATCGTCAACACCATGCCCGAGAAGGCCATCGCAGCGGAAAGCGCGACGAAGCTTGTGGTGAGGCCCTCGGCGATCCTCGGATGCGCTTCGGTCCAGCGGCCGAAGGTATTGAGCGCGCCGGTGAGCCCGATGATGCCTGGGATAAGGATCGGGATCACCGTCGTACCGAAGGCCGTCTTCAGGTTCTCCCACTGCGCGCTAAGCGCCGCATAGGCGAAGTTGGGGTCGTTGCGCAACGCCTGCTGATAGGCCTGCCCATACGGCATCGCGCCGCGGATGATGGACTGGTCCCGCAGGAAATTCTGCGACTTGAGCGCGAACTCCAGGATGATCTGCGACGCGAGCTGGTTGCCGCGCGTGATGCCCTGGATTTCCTGGGTGATCTGCTCGCGCGTGGCATTGCCGCCGTAGCGCTGCTCGATCGCCGGCATCAGCACCCGCTGCACCCAGAGGAAGGGGTTCGCGGCGGCGAGGTCCGCGCCCCGGAGCGGCCCTGCCGTCGTCCCGCTCGTCGTCGTCCGCAGGGCCGAGCTCGCGTCGAGGAGCCCCAGCGCCTGGAGCTCCGGCATCGCCTTCTTGTTGATGTAGCCCTGCAAAGTGAGGCGCGAGAAGGCGGCAAGCGCCGGCCCGACACCGCGCGAGCCGCCGCCGGCGCCGCCGGTGCCTTGCGCGTATTCCAGCATCAGCGTCGGCAGGATCTGATACATGAACTCGGGCGACATCCCGAATTTCGCCTGTCGCGCATAGGCGAAGACCGACTGGAACATCGCCGGCGTCACGCGCCCCTGAAAGGCGGTGATCACCTGCGACATCATTCCCGCCTGGCGCTCAAACTCTGCGGGGCTGCGCGCCGCGCCGATGATGTCGAGGGCCTTCGCCATGTTGAAGGCGAAATTGTCGCTCGCGACGCGGCGCACGCCCTCCTCGCTCGAGGAGGCCATGACCGCCTGGATCTTCGAGACGATCGGCAGCGCCGCCTGCGCTTCGGCGAGGCTGCCAAGCACGTTGCGGAGGTCGAGCAACATCCGCAGATTGCCGGTGGCCGTCGTGGTGATGATCGTCGACGTGTTGCGCCAGGCGTCGCCGATCGCTTGCGCGACCTCCACATGGGAGAGGCCGGCCATGTTCATGATGTTGAGCTGGTGCGCGTACTCCGTCGCGGGCTTCACCAGGCTCTCGGTGAGCCGCAACCCCGCATAGCCGAGGCCGCCGAGAATCGCGCCGCTCGTCGCCAGCAGCGCGATTTCCTTGAGCCGTCCCTTGAGCGCCGTCGCCGCGGCCTCGGTCTTGACGAAGTCCCGGGCGATCATTCCCAGGGCAGAAGAGACCTGGTTCGTCAGGGCGACGGTGATGCCGATCTTGTAGGCCGTAAACAAGCCGCTCGCCCCCGTCGTCGCCCGGCGCTAAGAATGCGCCCTATGCGCGAACGCTATGGTTGTGATTTCCGCGATGACGGCGCCAGCTTCCGCCAGCGGCGCGCCGCGGCCCTCGCGCGCCGACCCCCGGCGAACGCCGTTCGCCTGATCCGCGCCATGCTGCTGTTCGTCGCGCCGTTCGCGCTCGCGTTTCTCGTCGCCGTGATGTTTGCCATCGCCGACGCGGCTTTCGGGAGCGTCAGAGCAATGAGCGAGAGCGTCTGCGAGGGTAGCGGCGCCTCTGTCGTCATGCCGCTCCGGAACCTCCGGCATTTCGACCCCGGCCCGAACGAGGATGCGGGCGCGCCCTATTCCTCGTCATCCTGCGGTACTTGTCGGCTGCCTTCACTGCCCGACGAGCCGCAGTAGTCTTTCGCCTTCGGATCAGCCGACGAAGGCCGGTCATGACGCCTGCCGATCATGTGGCGCAGAACTTCATCGGCGCGCCGTGCGGCTTCCTTTGACGGGTTCATCCATATTGGGGAGGATAGCATGCCGGAGCTAAAAGATCAGAATGAGATTGATGCCTACTATTTGGCCGATCCAACGCGCCCGCGTGCTGCAGGAGTGATGTGGGCTGCGTTAGTTGATCTTCGAATCGACGCGTTGTTCGAGATCGGGTTACGTCCAGACAAGGCAGTGTACAACGAGCTGTTTCAGCCCAGTGGGCCTCTTGGAAGCTACGCGGTGAAAGTCCGCCTTGCCTACATGCTCGGCTGGTTCGGCGAGGATATCTATAACGATTTGCTTCTCGTCGCGAGGATTAGAAACCGCTTCGCTCATTCGATTGAGGCAAAGGATTTCTCCGATCAGCGCATTTCTGCGTGGCTCAAAAACATGAAGTGGTATCAAACTCTTCCACCCTTGCTTGAGAAATACAAAGCCGCTGCGGCGCGCCCGGATGCATCGGCCGACGATAAGACCAAAGCCTATGTCCTTGGGAATATCGTGTCTGACCCCCAAAGTTCTTTCCGGCAGTGCATCAGCTTCATCCTGTCGCATTTGGATGAGTGCGCCGCAAACATGAGAGCAAACCTTGAAAGGTTGGCCCCTAACTGGCTGGTTGCGAAACCGGGGGACGCTTCCGAAGGGAGCACATCGCCATGAAAATCCTAATGGCGCCTTCTACATCCCCTGGTGCCGAAAGCAACGCCGCTGACGATCATCCACCATCGGTCGGGATCTCGATCTCGCCGCCTAACACGCCTTCGCCGGCAAGCGCCATGAAGACGTGATCGCCGACGATCTTCACGACTTCGTCGGCGCTCTCGATGCCGGTCGAGCCCAGCACCGAGCGCGGCGGAATGCGGGCGGTGCCGAGCTCCTGCCACACCATGCGGTCGTCGTTCGATCCGACCTGCGCCTCGTCGATCTCAACCTGCCGCTCGATCGAGTCCCGCAGATCGCCCCGCCGGAGCAGCGGCTCGTTCTCGCTGAAGCCAAGGCGCGACCGCTCGGCCTTCGTACTCTCCGCGAGCTCGGCCCAGGCGACAAACGGTCCCGCCTCGGGCTGATAGACGCCGAATTTCGCCTTCGCCCGTCGCTGCAGCAGCCGTGCGGCCCTGTCGAGCCCCGAGACCTCGGCTTCCCGCTGCTTCAGGACGAGCTCGCCGAGGAAAGCCGCGAACGCGCCAAAGGAGGCAAACTCGCGCATCGGCACCCCCGTTATCGTGGCTTCGGCGGATCGACGAAGCGCATCTTGTCCCAATCGAAGCGCTGCCCTTCCATCTCCGCGAAGATGATCGACCAGGCTTCGAGGTCTGCCTCGGAAGCGACGAAGCGATCCGCCTCTTCTCTCGTCATTCCGAACGCGATGTGAAACGGCACGCCGTTCTTGGCAAGCCAGAGCGCCCGCCTCAGCCCGGCGTGCCTTCCCCGTTTTTTGCGAGCCAGATCATGTCGGGATTGGTCTCGGGGAAATGCTCCTTGATCCCGCGCATGACTGCGGCATATCCCGCGTGATCGACGAGGGCCACCAACGCCTCAACCTCGCGGGGCGACTGAGGCAGCGTGACCGGCTGACCGTCGATCGCCGTCACGTAGATCAGCGGCATGGCCATGGACATGTAGGCCGGATTGCCCGCGAGCTTCGGCCCGGCCGCTTCGGTCATGCGGAACTCCGCCAACAACGGCGGCTTCCTGAGCGTCAGCACCCGTCCTTTCGCGTCCTTCACCATCACGTCGCCACTCGGCGCCGGCTTTCCGGGCGCGGTTGTGGCCGCGGCGCCAGTCATCTCGGCGCCGCCCTCGGAAACGTTCTCTACTTTCATGTGGCCCGTCCTTATTGAACCCGGATGCGCCGCGACGCCGCCCAGGAGACGCGCTCCTCGACCTTGCGGTCGCCTTGGCGCTGACCGATGTCGTCGAAGCGCATGGTGACGCCGGTGTAGCGGTATTTGGAGATCGACCCGTCCGGGTTCGTCGTCGTCTCCGTAATATAGACGGCCGGCGGCTGCTGCCCGGCATAGCGCGCCGCCTCCTTCGCCGCGAAGAACTGATCGAGCGTCGCATCCGCGCGGTCGAAGGCGAGGTCGCCCTCCCATCCCTCTTCCAGGTCGCGGTAGCGGTTGCGCCCGTCGATCGCGACCGACTTCAGCCGTGTCGTAATCTGCCGCGCGTTGAACGAGGTCAGGATCTGCGACGTCAGCGGCACGCCGTTCACCAGCATGGTGATCGTCGTGTCCGAACCAACGTTGTACTGGTTATAGCCAGAGACGGTCGCGACCATCGCAACAATTCCTCCTGGAATTTTTTGCGGCCGTCAGCGCGAGCGCGCAGCGCTCGTCGCGAAAAGCCGCACAGATCAGAAAAGGGCTCGCTGCCGCTGCTACGCGGCCTGCGCCGGCGGGAAGGCGAGCGCCGCCGCGGCCGCGGCGACGTTCGAGTTCGCCGGGATGACCACCGTGGCGCCGGACTGCATGTTGACGAGGAAGATGCGGGCGATGCCGAGGTACTGGATGAGCACCTGCGCCACCACGACGCCCTTCGACGTCTGGCTCTGCGGGTTGTTCTGCGTCGAGAAGGTGATCTGGTAAGCCTGGATCAGCGAAGGCGACCCGGGCCCCGGGTTCTGGAGTCCGTCCAGGAACGCGTCCAGCATGTCATAGCCGGTCGTGAAGAACGTGCTGTCGATTTCCTGACCGATCAGCTGCCCCAGCGGCGAATTGGAGCCGCCGGCGAGCGATCGCGCCAGGAACGAGGTGAGGCGCGGCCACTCGTCGCCATACGTCGTCACCTGCGCCGAGGCGTTGCAGCCGATCCGGCAGCCGAACTGCGCGCCCGCCGGGATCGGGTTGGTGATGACGTCGATCGCCGCCGAGGTGAGGACCGCAAGCTCGTCGCTGCCGTAGGGGATGCCGGTCACCGTGCGCTGCGTCGCCGCGACGCCGTAAGATTGCTTGTTGAGCGGGCTCTGCTGCGGCTGCAGGGTCGAGTTGATGCCGACGCCAAACGACGACGGCCCCATCAGCCGTTGCACGCCGTTGTAGTTGTCGTTCCAATAGCACCAATCGCCGAGCCAGCGCTTGAGCCAGACGGCGTTCGGGCCGAAGGAGCCCTGCGTCTGTTTGGCGGTCGCGCCCTCCGTCGGCGTCTCGCCCGGAGGCCCGTTCGTATGCACCAGGATGCCTTGGCTCACGCCGAAGGCGATCAGGTTGGGCTCCTGCGTCTCGTCGTCGAGATCGGCGATGATGAGGTCGGAGACGCCGGAATTCGTGAAAGCATAGACGCCGGTGCGCGGCACCGTGTTGGAGCCGACGAGCTCGGCCGAGGTGAGATTGCTCGCGCCGTCCGTGCCGCCCGACAGGCTGCCGTTCGCCGCGATCGGCGTCGCGGTCGAAGTGCCGGCGCTCGCCAACTGGAGCTGCGAAGGCCCGCGCAGCGGCGAGTTGCCGCTGTTAACCGCCACGGCGATCGCCTGCCAGACGGCATTGCCGCTAAGCCCCGCGCCGATGTTGTCGTAAACCTCGGTCGAGAAGTTCGGCTGCTGCAGCGTCAGCCGCCACGTCGGCACCGACGCCGTCGAGTTGGACCCCGCCGCCAGCGTCCAGCTCGCCTGATTCGCCGCCGAGCCGGTATAGAGCGAGGTCAGCGCCAGGCCATAGACCTGCGTCCCGGCGCCTGTCGCCAGCGTGATCGTCTCGGTCGCGCCCCCGGTGACATGCTCGCTGAAGGCGACCGAGAGATTTGTCGGATAGATGATGGTGACGACGTCGGTCGCGACCGTGGCGGCGATGTTCGCCAACTGCAGGTTGGTGTTGGCATTGACCGCCGCGGCGAGGCCTGCCGCCATGCTCGCCGGCGTGTCGCCGGCTTTGGTCGTATAGCTCACCGTTATCGGCGAGCCGGTGATCCCGCTCGAGGTCAGCGTGAGCTGGAGCACATCGCCGATGGTAAGCGTGCCGCCGAGCGCCGCCGTCTCGGTATCGGCCGCGACGCTCTGGACGTCGGCGGACGCGGCGACGTCGGTGCCGTTCGTCACGCGATTCAACACCATGTTCGCACCGAGCCCGGCCGCCTGCTGCGCCGTCAGCACGATCGTCGCGGCCGACACGAGGTCGTTCGACCGATTGACCGGGTTGCTTCCGAACAGCGCGAGCTGCGCCGGCGCACCGATCAGCGTCGCCTTGTCGACCGGGCCCCAGGAAGCGACGCCTTCGATGCCGACGAGGCCGAAGGTCGCGGGCTGGATGACCCCCTGCCCCGGCTGCTCCACGTTGATGTAGAGGTCGGGGACGATGGCGGTCGCGGCCGAGAAGGCGCCGGTGAAGGAAATCTGCGGCATCGGTTCAGCCCTCCCGCTTCGCCGGCCGTGCCGGCGCCGGCGTTTCCGCCCGCGGCACAACATGCCGCTTGAGATGTTCCGGCAGCGCCGCGACCATCGTGGGATCGCTGATGATGTCGCCGCGCTTGTAGCGCGTGCCCTTCAACTTGAATGGCTCTTTGACCACGAGATCAGGCGGCATGGGCGGTCCTCGCGTCTTTCCCCTCTCCCCTTGCGGGAGAGGGTGGCGCCGCGATAGCGGCGTCGGGTGAGGGGTCAGGTGACGGGCGTCAGACTTCGGTTGAGAAAGGCGGCGGATCGGTCGACGTGAAAGCGGAGGTCGGGCCGAAGCCGCCCTGGACCGTCATGCCGGCGGCGACAACCTGCGGCACTTGCTGTTGCTGCGTCGTCGCGAATTCCACCTGGTAGAGCAGCGTCCGGCGATAGATCAGCTGCTTCGCCGTCTCGTCCACCATCATGTCGCCGGCGGTGACGATGCGGGCATTGCTGCCATCTGCCAGCGCGAGGAAGTGAAGCGCGGCGATCGCCGCCTTGACCGGTCTCGACGCCGCATCGCGCAGCGCCGGCGTCGGCGCCCAGACGTCGATCTGAAAGCGGCGCTCCTCGCGCATCGTCTCCATCGAGACCGTCGAGACGCCGCCGATCTCTGCGGTGACCGGCGGCGCATCTTCGACAGTGATGACCGCGCCCGCGGCAGAGGCGTCATAGCCGCCGGCGGCGATCAGCGCGGCGAGGCCTGCCGCGATGCTGTCGAGCGTGTCCGAGCTCTTAACTTGGTACACGAACGCTGCGCCGCCGATGATCGCCGCCACGTTCTGCGGCGTCGACACCGTCCCGCCGATCGTGATCTCGGTTCCCGTCGGATCGACCGTCGCCGTGAGCGTGATCGTCGGCGCCGCCGTGCGCTGCCACTTCCAGGGATAACGCGTGGTGTTCCGGTAGCCCGGCGCGTTGAACACCGAGACATTGACGATCCCGGCGGCGATGTCCTCGTCGAGCTGCGCCTTCTGCGGCCAGCCCGGATAGTAGCGGCAGACGGTTTCGGTGACCGGTGACGGTTCGTTCGGCGACGGCGCCCCTGAGGGATAAAGCACGGACTGAATGACCGAGGTCAGCGCGTTGTAGACATCGGTAATGTCAGCCATCAGCTCTCATTCCCAGGATCCTCTAATCGACGGCCCAGAACGCCAGCGATTACGTCTTGCTGCCTACTATCACTACGATCGCTGCAGGAGCGGTGTCGATGATGACAACCCGAACATCCGCCATGCCGATTACATCTGGGTCCCTAATAGCGTCCGCCATTGCGGCGGCAACGTCCTTGAATCCAGGTAAGGCTTGTATCTCGATATGGTCAGCTATGGTCATCCCTTCGCGAGGGCGGCCGTCTATCGGTTGCAGTCCTGGAGTCGGAAACGGCTGCCAATCCCAACCGGCTTTCTTAAGTTCACCGGAGATTTCGAGTACTAAATTCCACGGTTCCGCATCCGGATTTGCCATGGCGACAAATTTGATCGAGGGAAATTTTTTCGCGACGGCAGCGATGCGTTCTTTCTGGAGCGTGCTTAGTGTTCGTGGCGTTTTGAGCTGTATGATCACCGATTGTTGCGCCCTGCTGACGCCTTCATCGAAAACGAACAAGCCGATCGTACAGATGGCGCCGATCGACACGCCGCCAAGGACAAGGATCATTCCGACTTTCTCTCGGCACGCCTTCTCCTTGGGAGATTCCAGGATGATGCCCAGAGCGACGGCAAACTCCGCAGCAATTGACGTCCCAAGCAATATGATATGAGGCCAAAACGCGTCTAATCCGCCAGACCAGAACGCATTAAGGTACATAGACGCGATCGCCATTTTTGCCGAGCTTCTGACTCAGTTCAGAAGAATAGTACGGCTAAAACGCTGCCACACGAAAGGGCCAGCGGAAATGGCAACTACATAGTCACGCCGGATCGTCATCGTCGGGCGAACTCCCGCCGAGCCGCCGCTCCATCGTCTCGATGGTCCGCTTCTCAATGCGGTCGGAGCGCAGCTCCTCGGCAATGAGCTCGGGCACGAGCATGGGCGGGATGAGCGAGCGCGGCCCCGAGAACGAGGTGGACGTCACCGATAGGTCGCGACCCCAGGCGACGATGGCGTAGCCCGCGATGTCCTTCTGAATGTCCGCGATCGTCTTCGCGTCGAAGAGGAAATACCGCTTCTCGCGAAAATCGCTCGGCGGCAGCACGCGCACCTCGCCACCACTCTTGAACCGCACCCGCCGGATCCGCAGCGTCGACTGCTTCATGGGCGCCTCCGTGGTCGCTACGCCATCACCTGCTGCGCCTCGAGCCGCCAGCCAAGCGGCGTGAGCTCGGCAGCGCTGACGACGAACCGATTGCCAAGGTCATCGGCGAGGACGTCGCGGGACAGGATCGTGGCGCCCTCGAATTCCGGCAGCAGGCAGATCCACCAGGGATCGCGCGTGTCGCCCGGCAGCTTCACCTCGCCACCCGAACCGCGCCGCGTGATCAGCAGCGAGCACGGCCACTGCGCCAGGATCGCCGTCTCGCCGGCGAGCGTGTCGCCGCCGTAGCCGTTGAGCCCCGTTGCCTGCTGTTGCTGCGGCCGGCTGACCGTGATGACCCGGTTGCACCAGATGCACTGCGGTGGCGAGACCCGCTCGACGTCGGTGACGAAGAACGTGCCGAGCCGCCCGACGAGATAGTCCCCCGCCTCGACATTGGTCGGGTCGAACATCCCGTACCAGATCGGCTTGTCGAACTGCGCCGGCTTCGCGAACTTGAAGGCGGGATCGGTCGCGAACTGCGCGTTGATCGTCGCCACCAGGTTGCCCGGTGCGGTCGGGTTCGCTGCCGAGCTCGCGCGATACTGCCCATAGCTGTCGCCGAGGAAGCTCGCCGCCTTGCCGTAGCCGTAGTTGGTGCGGCCCTGAACCGTCGCGATGGTCGTCACGAATTGGGCGTATCCTCATAAAGGCCGGTTGGGCCGCAGACGGCCGTTATGTGCCGGTATCGATTGCGAGCTGGTATCCAAGCTTTGGGACCGCGTTGACTTGCGCGCCGCCGCTCGCACTGAACGTACAACCGAGAACACTCCTGGCTCCTCAGTTCCCTCGGCAACGATGTTGTCGCCCTTGGCAACCTGGGGCACATTGGCCATTATACTAGTAGAGGTTGAGCGAGGTTAGGAGTGTCGCCAGCGAGCGTGAAATTACTACGATGGGCGCTTTTCGGTGTCGTTATTTCTACGATCCCGATTGTCTATGCTGCCGGAAATTTGTTTATCCTGGGTGTGGATATACGTCCCACTGAACTGCTCGGGAACGGAGACCTGCTGATGGCCACGTGTGC